ATAAACACTGAAAAGTTGATGCTTTGTGCAAGGGTTCGAGTCCCCTTATTGGCTTTCAGAAAACCGCATAAAATCAAGGTTTTCTATAGATTAGGGGAAAGAGAGTAATCAAAAAGTAATCAAAAGGTAATCAAAAAAGGCTCGGAAGCCTTGATTATACTAAAGAAAGGAGTTTCTTGTACAAGTGCTAAAAGTTAATTGAATATGATTACTATGGAAGTTTGGACGCATTGAGCGTCTTTTTTTTATGCGGTTTTTCTGCTTATTTTTTGCGGAAGAACCGTATTTTTTTATGCAAAAATATAAGCATAGGAGGGATGCGGAATGTTATTTACGGATGAAATTCTTGAAAAAATCTTAATAAGAGAAGATGTGTCAAAGGTTCCGCTCGCGTATCAGTCAGCTATGATTCACGCAATCAAGGAAGTATTGGAGGAAGAGAATGTATCAGATGCAAAATCAGAATATGACATTTAACCCAAACCCAAGCTATGCCGCATATCAGTACAACCCAATGCAGAGATTTCAACAGCCAGAGCCACAGATTCCGCAGATGCAACCGCAGTTTCTTGGAATCCAAGGAAAAGTAGTACAGTCGGAATCAGCGATCATGGCAAATGATGTGCCTATGGATGGAAGTGTTGCGTTTTTCCCGATGCAGGACATGAGCGCAATCGTTGCAAAACAATGGGATGCCAATGGAACAATCAGAAAGACCGTTTACAAGCCTTTTAATGAGCAGATGGCAGATTCTTTGAGTGATGATAAAAGAATTGAAATAGGGCTGTCTGACGATGCGGCAAAGGCTATTACTGACAAATTGGATTGTTTGTTTGGAAAGATGGAAGAGTTGGAAGATAAGTTATCCTCGCAAACGCAAAGAAAATCTTCACGAACACAAAAGGAGAGTGAGTCTTAATGAATCCTATGCAGATGTTACAGGGAATGAGAAACCCACAGCAGTTTTTACAACAAATGATGGGGAATAACAGCGTAATGAACAACCCCATGGCTCGCAATGCTATGCAGATGGCTCAAAATGGAGATTCCAAGGGCATCGAGCAGATGGCTAGGAATTTGTGCAAAGAAAAGGGAATTGACGCAGATAAGGCTTTTGAGTCGTTTAAAAGCCAATTAGGAATGTGATACTAATTCTTGCAAGATTATGTATATAAAAATGAATTATGGAGGTAAATTCTATGTTTAACACAGGTAATTGTGCATCCGTTCCGCTCGTAGCAAACATTGACGGAAACGGAAATAACAATGGATGGGGCGCAGAAGGCTCATGGTTATGGTTCATTATCGTTATCTTCGCTATCTTCGGATGGGGTGGATTCGGTAACGGATTCGGAGGAAACGGAATGAATGGTGGTGTCGGAAGCGAAATTCAGCGCGGATTTGACAATCAGGCGGTTGTGTCAAAACTTGACGGCATTACAAACGGACTTTGTGACGGATTCTATGCAGTGCAAACCGGCATGAACGGCATCAACACAAACATTTTGCAGACCGGATTCGGCATTCAGCAGGCTATCAACGCTGATACAGTCGCTAATATGCAGAATACAAACGCATTACAGTCACAGCTTGCAAACTGCTGCTGTGAAACAAGAGAAGCTATCCAAGGCGTAAACTACAACATGGCAACTAACACTTGCGCATTGCAGAACACCATGAACAGCAACACGAGAGACATTATCGACAGTCAGAACGCAGGAACACGCGCTATTCTTGATTATCTCTGCAATGAGAAAATCTCTAGCTTACAGGCAGAAAATAGCGACCTTCGCAGAGCAGCTTCACAGGATCGTCAGAGCGCATTACTTACAACTCAGATGGCAGCTCAGACACAGCAGATTATCAATGCAGTAAATCCTTCTGCTATCCCGGCATATGTTGTGCCTAATCCTAATGCTTATGCATATGGATGCGGATGCAACGCCGGTTGTGGCTGCTAAAAGTAGCAGCTAAAAGTAGCAGCTAAAAGTAGCAGCTAAAAGTAGCAGCTACGCAAAAATGAATAATTGAGTATCTTAATTGAGTTTAACTCGATCATGTCTGCTATGCAGTATTACTTTTGAATCAAAGGGCAGACTATAATGTTTGCCCTTATTTTTATGAAAGAGAGGTAAAAATAATGGAAGTAACAGGAATTGCATTACAAACCGTTGCTGCTGGAGAAGATGTTGCATTTACAGAAACAGCAGTGAACGGAACAAAATGTATCGTACACAGACAGGGAAGTGGAATTATCAAGTTAAGAGGTATCACCAATCAGTGCAAGGCTAGATTTTTGGTATCGTATTCCGGCAACATTCAGATACCGACAGGTGGCACAGTTGGAGAGATTTCGCTTGCCATTGCAGTAGACGGAGAGCCTTTACAGTCAACAAAGATGATCGTTACCCCTGCGGCAGTTGAGAATTTCTTTAATGTATCAGCACAGGCATATGTTGATGTGCCTTGCGGTTGTTGCAGTACCGTAGCCGTGCAGAATACGTCCACGCAGGCTATCGAGGTTCAGAACAGTAATTTGATTGCAGTAAGGGAGGCTTGATATTATGCATAAGTTTGCGAAACAGATTATGGATTGCGTGAAAGCCCACGTTGACGGCATCGGAATTGAGAATTTTGAGGGACAAAACCTTGATGATCTCAAGGATTGGACGGAGATTGCAAAGAACATCGTGTGCTTTGACAAGGACTATAACATTGTTGAAGCCATGAAAAAGTCTGAAAATGAAGAAATCATGCGCATGGTGGAAGAATTTGGGGATTATCCTGGAAGAAGATACTACAATGAGTACCGGTACTCAAATGGCAGATTCGCACCGAAGGGGCGCGGAACACGCAGAGGATATATAGAACCGCCATATTATCACCAGATGCCGGAAGATTACCGGGAATGGGAAAATATGTCGGATGCAGAGCGAATGAGAGACCTCGACCGAATGAGTATGGGAAAGATGTATTATTCAGAGCCTATGAGTGGCAATAATGGTATGAGTACCGGTACTCACGATGCAAGAGAGGGCAGAGCCGGTATGAGCCGGAGAAGCTACATGGAAACAAAGGAAATGCATAACGGAAATTCACCGGAAGATAAGGACGCAAAGATGAAAGAACTTGAAAAGTACATGAAATCTCTTTCGGAAGATGTGACAGAACTGTTTTCCGGTATGTCCCCAGAAGAGAAACAGTTGACCAAGACAAAGCTGACTACGCTTGTCACGAAAATGTAATAGAGAGGGCATTTTGCCCTCTTTGTTTGCGAGGTGGTAAATTGTTCACGATAAACAATAAAATGTGGAATTTGGTCAAAGTATCGCGTTACAGCGATATGCTACAGAGAAGTGATGGAAGCAGAACGGTAGGAATGACCGACAGGGACACGCAAACGATATATCTTGCAGATGATCTACGCGGAAAATTTCTTGACCGTGTGTTGCGCCACGAATTATGTCATGCGTTCTGTCTTTCGTATAATGTATACATGGATATTGGCACCGAGGAAATTGTAGCAGACTTCTTGGCTACATACGGAAGAGAAGTATTTGAAATAGCGGACAGACTATTGATTGAATTTATGGAGGTTGTTGCATAATGGATAAAATTTCAGAACTCTTAAAGTACGTGCACCGGACGAATCCGGAAATGACTAGGGAAAAGCTGATAGAAGAGCTGAGTAAAAGTGATTATGCGGCGCGGTCTTTGATTTTTACGAAAGAAAATTTTCTCCGCGCGCCAAAAAATATTTCGTAATTTTTTTGTACCCCCCTGGGGTAGCGTTTTTGGGGTCAAGATTCCATTTTCACGGATTTCCAAAAACGTGTAACAAACGTGCAATTATCTGCGGCATTCCGCAAATAACACAAATACACTATATGTTATGCCATATATAGATAATGCACCGATGATATTTGATAATATCACAGATCACAGGCAAACGCCAGAAGACGCTTGCCCGGATATAGTTACAATCTAGCATAGACCGCATTTTACCACTTGTCAAGATAGTTTTTCCCATCGTACCGGCTGTAAGTGTGTGTTACGTTTTCCGGTCTTTGCGTGATCTGCATCCAATCTCCGCCACGTTGGGCGGTTATTTTGATTTTTGCAGATTCCACCCATTCCACGCCTTCAAACTTCGAGTAGCCGCACGTTTTGCCGGATATTTCCAGATAGCCAAGGGCAGACACCCGGTGCAAAATCTCCCTTTTACCGATATATTCATATTTTGCCATGCTTGCCACCTCCAGACGTTCCGCGCCCACTCATGCATATATCTTTGCATCCGTCACGCGATAGTTGGTTTACGATCAGCCACGCTTGCAAGTCCCCATACGCCACCCGGCGCACGGCTTGCCCGTTGTGATCGGCTTTAATATCGTAGGTCATACACTTATACCCCCTTATATCGTGTTTATTTGTCAATGTGCGCGTGAGAACCAGTTCTCACGGAATCCACGCCGCCGGAATCGGACCGGCTCACAACGCCACCAGGCACGCGGAAAGAGGCGGAAGAGTACCGCCCTAAGTGCTTTATTTTGCTTTTTTAACCGATATAATACGATCGTCGGTTTTATCCTTTGGCGTTCCGTTGTCGCTGATCTTAACAATAACTTTCTGACCGTCTTTAAAGTGTGCGTCTGTGTCCGTGTCGGACATTTCCCAGATGTTCCCATCTGCGGTATAAATGTCAAATCCTTTTCCAGTCAGCCTTTCGCCGTCCTCGTAGGTATAGGTATAACTAAAATTCCGTACGGTTCCGCGCACTTTGTAGGTGCGCGCGGCCTTTGCTTCCGTTGTTGCTGGTGCAAGGTTTACAAGGGTAACTGCAGCTAATACAATGGCTAAGATTTTCTTTTTCATGTTTATTTCCTCCATTCATTGTGCGCCCTGTCTCATCGGTGCAGGTGGGGCAGTTCCTGCAGACCGCCAAGCGGCGGTTTCGACTATTCGCAAATTCTGCGGAAAATTTCAATTGTAAGTTCTGCAGCAGCTCTTTTTCTGTCGGACGTGTAGCCGTGGCGCTTGCTTTTTAATGCTTTTTCTGCTTGCTTAAGATTTCCAACTCCCCATGATGCCGCTTTATCAAGTTTTTTCCATTCGTCCGGTGTAACTTTTACGGCTTTAAGTGTTGCCGTGTTGATCTCGTAATTGTCTTTGTCTTCCGGGTGTAAATCTTCGCAAACCGGAATATATTCATGCGTTCCCATGTTTTCGCCGATATTCCAGACAAAAAAGCGAACAGGGATTTTCTCAACGATTTCAAAAATATCAGTTTTTTCACAAAGTGTAGAAGTGCTATAAATTTTGTTGTTTTCAAATTTTAACGTTTTCATATTTTCCCTTTCTGGTCTGCCATCATCAGAGCCGGGTGACCATCCCGCGGCTGACGCTCCAGATCGGAGCGTTTCGGCTATTGCTGACTATTTAATTCAATGCATTTCCGGTTGCAATCCTCGATTGATCCGGTAAATACGATTTTGCCGTTTCCGTTGATTTTTTCGACAACACAAAATCCGAAATAGTCGTTATAAGTAATATAGTATTCTGCCATGTTCTACACCTCCTCAATATATATTCTTTCTTCTGATCCGGTTTCGTCATCCTCATAAATTCCGTTGAAATCATCGAACCATCTTTCGGCTGCGTTGTGATTGTACGTCTCGCCGCCAAGAAGAACTCGTCCGGTTTCCGTTACAAGTCTGTATTTCTTTTCCATGTTGTTTTCCTCTCTTTCTGTGCTTCATTTGATACTTGTATTATAGTAAATATAAGGCACTTATGCAATATGCGAAATAAACAAAATTAGGCACTTATAATATCAATGGAATTGTGAATAATACATAAGGCACTTATTTATAAAACATTTATAGGATTACTATAATATAGAAAGAAAAATAATCCTTGCTATAATAAGGCACTTATGCTATATTTAAAGTACATATATAAAAGCAGGGAGGAAAACAAATGGCAGAATATACAGAAAAACAGACCGAACAAAGGCGGCAAGCAGTAGCTAAGTATACAAAAACAGTAGACCGTGTTAATTGCCTGTTGCCATCCGGGACAAAAGAACGGATCAAGAAAGTAAGCGGAAAAAGTATAAACGCCTTTATAAAAGAGGCGGTGTTGATCCAGTTAGAGCAGTTGGAGAGATTAAAATAAAATATAAGGCACTTTTTGAAAAATATCACTTGACATTATAAGGCACTCATGATATTATAATGACAGATCAAGAAAACAGCACAGAGCCGAAAGGGGAACGACATATGTTAAAATTAGAAAATCTGAAGAGGAAGAAGGAGAACGGAATGACCTTGTATTTTTATGCGGGGTTGGGTTGGGTAACCGCAGAACGGTTGAGCCAGCCGGACGTTGCAGAGAACGAAGCAGTCAAAGATTTTGATTGCAATCCGGAAAATTCCAGAAAGTGCTCCGACTGCCCGCACAACCAAAATTTTTCGGATTGGCAAGACAAATTGCCGTGCGGTCAATGGCACTGTTGGGTTGACGTAACTTGCAAATAAGGGAAGGAGAACGGAATATGATTATATGGGAGGCAACAAGTGTGAATGGACTCGTGGAATATGAGCAGGAAGCGGAAAGTTTCAAGGAGCTTTTCGATGCGCTGGACGGAAGAGGAATAATTAGCGATCCAGATTTCCCCCTTTATGATACGGAACTCTTGGAAAAATACGGGAAATCATTTGATGATGCCGATTTTAAAGATGAGAGTGGCGAGCTTGATTATGAGAAAGTAGATAATTTTCTGGATGGAAAGAAATTGTCTGACAAGGAACTGTATGAGTTAATACTTTCCAGGAACGGAGAAGCGTATTATCAAAAATTTATGCGCGAAACCGAAAATCAGATTGTTGAAATTGAGGAATCTGATTTTGATGAAACCGGCAAATACAAGTTTTAAAAATGCCGGTGGATAATCCACCGGCAACAGTCACGTAAATTTGAATAGGTACTAAACCTAATCTTCCAAAACTTACGTGGCTAAGAATAACATATAATAGACCAAAAGTCAAGAAAATATTTTCAAACAAGGGCAGCTTTTTCGATTGCCTTTTCTTTTTTGTCATGTCCAAAATCAACAACGTATCCGGGCATTTCTTACAAAATCTCCGAAAAACTGCAAACAAACTATAAAACTTTTCTTAAATTTTTATAAATAAGGCTAGGTTCATTAGGTCTTTGACAAGTCCCAAAATGATAGAATAGTATTAGTTTTTGGTAAAAATCGTCTGACATAAGGCGACACAATCGTCTGACGTCGCTTTTTCAGAACTATGTTTCTCTTTCTCTCTCTTTTTCTTAATCTTTTAGATTAATAATAATACACTGTATCTAAAGTCTATAGGTTTATAGTAAGTGTATATCCGCATACGCGCGCGGCGTAAGTATATAATACCACTGTAAAAAATTAAGCCTTGACTTTAAGCCCGAAAATAGTGTATACCAAAAGCAGAGAGAAATAAAACGGATTGGAGGTGTGAAATATATGCAGGATATAGAGAGTGTAGATCTTACAAGGCTTATAGTGGATCTAGGTACAGTACAGATATACACATCAACTGTACAGGATTTAATAGACAACGCTTGTATAGAATTTCACATCGAAGATTTGTTAAAAGCTGGGCAGAGACAGTGGAAAGCTGTAATGCAGTATGTTGGAATGCATTTATTCCCGGATACTAAAGTATTAAAGGATAAGAGTTTAAGTTCTCTTGGTAATGCAACTATACCGACTAACTGTAATAGATACGATAGAGAGGTATTATATAAGCTCTGTGATTATTATATATATATCTCCAATGTCTACAGCAAGCTAGTGAGTACAGTAGCATTTAGTTATTTTTGTAATATACCCACAAACACAATGGATATATGGAGCACAGAAGAACCAAGTTCGTTGGCTTTCAAGATGTGGCAAAAATTGCAACGATCTCGTAAGGATTGCATACTTGATCGTGCGTACGATTCCAATAGCCCAGTAGGTACTATGTTCGTGGGAAATAACGAATTCGGCATGAATCAGCCGGGAATTGGAGATAATGCCACCCAAAGAAGGGCAATTACAGCGCAGGAGCTGCCAAGATTGGACGAGAAAAAGAGCCAAGAATTGCACGCAATTGACACACAATTCACAGATGCAGAGGTAAATAATACAGTTTAAATTGTGTGCGATTATTCTACAATTCACAAATACAGTAATATCAAGGGCTGCAGCGTTTTAACTATTCGTGAACTATTCGGAAAAGTTAGGTTTTGCGAATAGTTACAAGGGTATGATAGAAATTGTGTTAAAACAATTTGATTTTCACACAATGACAACAAAACGAAATGGAAAATATTTTATGTTTCCATGTTTGCAAGAAAAAGGATGGGGAGGGGGTCTGACAGAAAGACCACCGGGCGGCTACTAAGTCCCTTAAATACCTCAAAAAATAAAAAGCCACTTACAACACCCATTGACTTTCACCGTAAATAGGCTATAATAAATTTATAACAATTCACTTTCACGTTGCGAATCGCAACTAAATTTCCAAAAAATTTTTAAAAACAAAAAGAGTGTTTCGGACAGGAGAATGATATATGACCGGAAATGAGTACCAGAAATTAGCCATGCGGACAAATGATCGCAAGGCGACAGAAAGAATTTCGGATAAACTTGATTTGCTTAAATTTTGCAAAAAGAACAATATCGCATCTGCGTTGCAAGATTATGACCTTGGCGGTATCTTTAATGCCTGTCTTGGGTTATCCGGCGAGGTTGGAGAGTTCAACGACATGATTAAAAAGTGGATTTTCCATGAGAAACAGCTTGATATTGACCACGCAAAGAAGGAAGCAGGAGATATTTGTTGGTATCTTGCAATGCTTTGCGAATCCTTCGGCTGGAGCCTTGATGAGATCATGCAGATGAATGTAGACAAACTTAAGGCACGTTATCCGGAAGGGTTTGACATTGAAAGAGCAAACCACAGAGCGGAAGGTGATGTTTAATGGCAAGCTGCAGCAATGAGTTGATGAAAACCGAGTATTCCGAAACCTTTGATGAAAAGCGCAAAGGCTTGATTGAGCAGTCGTATTACAAATACGGACCGGCAAGAATGAACTTTTCCTCCGGAAATGTTGATGCAATCGAAAGTTTGAAAATGTGCCTTGCCAAGTTTGAAGAGACCGGAAACCTTGAATACCTGTGTGATGTTGCAAACTATGCCATGTTCCGGTTTATGTTTCCACAGCAGGGCGAGTATTTCGAACATACGGACTCTGATTCATCTGCCGGGATCTTCGGTATGAGCGTAAATGAAATGGAACGATTCAAACAGGAACACAGCTTTGATGATGGGAGATATTGATATGATTTTAAAGATAATTGCTACGGCAATAGATGCCATTATGATGCTTAGCCTTATGATGCAACAAGTAAAGCAGACAGACAATAAATGCGCAATTGGCTATTTGCTTTCATACGCGATTTTTGCGATGAATATTATGGTCATTTGGAAATGATGGGCTATCGCCAAAAGGTAAGGCACAGGATTTTGATTCCTGTATTCCCGGGTTCGAATCCCGGTAGCCTAACTGGTTACATGCTGACGTTCCATGTAGCCACGTATGTTTTTCATATGTACTTGAACCCTTGGTTGAGTGATTCAAGCATTTGGGTTCCTCCTTTCGCCACTAGGACGATTCTGTTAAGTACGGTGCGAGACCGTCCGGTGGTATTTGTCGCAGAGGGCGGCATCTTGGCGTAAGACTATATGGTGTTGAGCGGTATCCGCTTTGTAATTTGCAGACGTGCAATCCATATAGCAGTCAATCATGGTTCGGGCATCTATCCCACGGTGTCCGAGCTGTGAAAATGTAATTCCCCTTAAGAAGTTAGGTGGTGGCAGAACGAAATGCAAGCAAAGAAGCTGATCGGTAAGAGTGTTGCCAAGTGATAGGCGGAAAATCATCCGTAATCAGCAACAACACCTTTTCAGAATCCGATTATGTGAGGTTCAAATCCTCACCCACCTACTCGGTCAAATTATGCTGTCTGCTTGCAGGCGGTCTATGTTTTGGCTGTATGATACCACGGGCAATTATACTGTGGCGCAGAGGCATCAAGACCTCGAAATGGAAGCATTAAGACTTCGTTAAGTAGCAAAAACGATGGGTATTCCTGCTGAATCATCGTTAAAACAAAACAGGATAGTGCCATGCATGGCACGAAAAATTATTATTGCTAACCGTCTTGTGGCGGTTCTGGGGAAGCGGCAAAGATTGGCGGTGTTGCAGCTGACTGTAAATCAGTTCCCAAGCGGTAAACATTGGAGGTTCAATTCCTCTCTTCCCCATGAGCGAAAGCATCCATTTAGTCCCGCGTTACCGGTTTGCGAGATTATCCTAGGTTATTTGGATGTGAGTAGCAAAGACTTAAATTGCGTCACAGCAGACGTGGATTGGTGTCACAGCCGGCCGCGTGTCTTTGATCGGTTAGTCGAGCGGTAAGACACCACCCTTTCACGGTGGTAACACGAGTTCAAATCTCGTACCGATCACTGTATTGGGATTTAATTCAGTGGTAGAAGACACGGCTTATATCCGGGTTGTCGCGGGTTCGATTCCTGCAATCCCAACGATAGGTCTTGCGTATTCTTTAACAGGAGTATGCGAAGTGGATTATAAAAGAAACGCACAACAAACAGGCTGCGAGTAGGAAGTACAACAAAAGCAGTTCAGACAGGACACTCGAAAATATCCCTATGCGTTTGGTAGCCTTTGAACGAGTGCATCTTGTCAATTTGGCAGTGTTCCCATAATGGAATTGGAGCCGGTTGCTATCCGGTCGGGCGTTTATTCGCCTTGTAGGTTCGAATCCTATACACTGCGCTTGCGGAATATTTATATCAAACAAAAGACACGGAATCTCACGAGGATTCCGATTTTTGCTATGATTGGGGGCGTAAGAATGTGTGATTTATGCAAAGACATAGGAATCGGAATACCGGATTGGGATTTCCTTACTCCGGATAAAAACGGAAAAGTACCGTCCGGTAATAAAATAGAAATTCGGAAAATTGTAGACAAACACGCCCTTGTTTTTACGAATAGTGCAGGCGAGTACGGAGCGGGAGCGTTGACTATTGCATTTTGCCCTATCTGCGGAAGAAAGTTGGTGTGATATGTGTGAATTTTGCGAGAAAAAATTTCCTATCATAACACATTATGGCAAATTTAAGATTGATAAGTTGTCAAATAAGCCTGTAATTACATGCGACTTGAATAAATGTCCGCCCTTTGCGGTGTGTAGCAGTAAAGATATGAATGTTGAAATGGTAATGAAAATAGCTTATTGCCCTATCTGTGGTAGAAAAATGGTGTAGTAATGGCAGAACCTTTAAGTAAATTAGCAGAAAAATGTAAAAGTTGCCCAAAATCTGAAAAATGTGACCATAAAAGAATGGAGTTATGCGCTTTAGCGGATTTGCCACCGCAAAATTGTGCAAGCGCTACACAAGACATTTTGATAGACAATATGGCACCTATATTGAGGGAAGAAATAAAAAGCCCTTTAAGCCCATTTCGGTACAAAGACGAATTAGAAAAAGCACTAAATGATTTGCATTTTGGAAATATGTTTATGAATGGTGCTTAGAAAGTTGGTGGAAGAATGAAACCATTAGAAGAAATATTTTTTAGAGCTTGCGTGAATGAGCAGAAAAGAAAATTGCCTTCAAGCAATCGAGAATTGAGCATAAGAACTATTGGAAATATTTTTGAAAGACTTGGATTCTCATACAAGCAGTTAATGTATTATGTCAGAAAGTGGTCTGACAAAGGATTTTATGATTACGGAGTAACACTTGACTTGGGATGGTTTGAATTTGGCAAGCTGACCGGAGAATATAAGCAGATTTATGATTCTATGACAAGCACGGACGGATGGAAAGATGGGGAGTTGGCAAATTATATTGTCAGAAATTCTTTTAAGCGAGATAGAATAACACCACTTGATATTCTGTATATGTACGGATTGGTTTGAAAGGTGGTGGAATGAATGAAGCAGAAAAAAGAAATTTTATGCACATGTATTAACCATGAAAATTGTCAATTAGACCCGGTTAGTTGCGGATGTTCAATAGAAACTACGACTTTTGAAGATGCTTGTATGGGTAAAAGAACATTCATTCCGGGAATCGAATGTGATAAGTGAGGGATTTATATGAAACATCAAAAAGAATGGTGTACTTGTGATCGTTGTGGTGCGGAAATTAAAAAAGGAATACTTTGCGGAAATTCCATTACAAGGAATGGCACTTTAAATACCACATACGACTTGTGCTATAAGTGTATGGAAGATTTTGAGGAGTTTATGAAGAATGGAGTATGAAAGACAATGGCGCACTTGCGACAGGTGCGGTGCTGAAATAGAAAAGCCTAAAATATGGTATGACCGAATGTTCCCTTATCTAAGAACCGTAAATTTAAAAAGACCTATGTGTTTCAAAGAAATATCTGCAGAAATTGAACAAGGGAGAATAGAGCCGGTTATAAGCAGAGACGGTATAGACAGTATTATATTGGACGAATACTATTGCACAAAGACAAAGCAAATTGACTTATGCCCTAAGTGCAGGAAAGATTTTGAGGAGTTTATGAGAAATGATTGTTAATATGGGAACCAAAACCTATGAAATGAGCCGCAAGCAGACAAAAGCTATCCTTGGAACGGCTAAGAAACTTGCAAATTGCAACATATACGGCATTGAAAAAGATAATGTGGTGATTATGCTGAATGAAAAGTATGAGGACGATATGAGCCTTAAAAAAGCCGTAGAGGAGTATAAAAAGAAAGGGTTCAAGGTGCATTGGAAATGAAGAAAACACGTTCAAAAATCATAATCAAAACCAGAAAAGGCGGTTACACAAAGATTTATGCTAATGGAAAATGGCAGAAGGGAGTGTATAATCTTGATTTCCATGCTGACTGCAAGCCATTGAGATACCCAAGCGTAAAAGTTTCTTGCGAATTTGATAAGAATAAGACTGATAAAAACGGTTCGGTTATTTACGACCCGGAAAAAGAAGAAATTGTAAAAGAACACGTAGTTGCAAGAATTTAGGGGCGAGATTATGAAAATATCAGAGATGAATAACTGCATTGAAGAAATGCGTGATTGTTACAGATTTAAAGATGATGAAACAGAAATAAGACTTGCAAATGCGATAAGCCATGATGACGAATGTATTTATATTAGTACAAGAGATGAAAATGGGGCAACAATTGAAACGACAAGGTGTGTTGATAAATTAGTAAATGTTTAGTTGCTGATTATCAGCGGAAAGGAATTATTATGAAAAAATTATTTGTAAGCGTGCCGATGAAAGGCAGAACAGAGGAAGAAATCAAAGCAAGTATTCAGAAGATGAAAAATATTGCTGAAATATACGAGGGCGAAGAGTTAGAGCTTATCGACAGCTACATTGAAGATAACCCGCCTAAAGACAGAAAAGAAGCTGTATGGTATTTAGGTGAAAGCCTTAAGAAGCTGGCACAGGCTGATGTGTTCATGGGAATATGCGAGAGCTACGATTGGAATGACTGTTGTATTGAAAGAGAAACAGCAGAAAAATATGGCATTAAAGCATATGTGATTCCGGCAAGGTATGTAATTGATGATTATAATGCACTTATAAACAAATTGCATCCGGTTTGCAATGAAGGAATGCCAACATTCTAACAAAATTTTACCGGCTAACAAATGGAGTTAGTCGCTAACCTAAAACAGTTATAGGCAGAGGTCAAGGCACTTCTGCTTTTGCGGAGGTGCTTTTTATTTGGCTTCAAAGCAGTTAATCAATGCAGTAAATGGATATGAAAACTACATACAGAGAAAAGGCGTTGATGAACAGGTAATAGATGCCCTTTTGAAAGCGTGCAATGTGGCAATTCGGACGGAAAAAGATGTTGACTACGGATTGACTATAACCGAAAGAACAAAGGCTTTAATCAACGAATTTACGCAGAAAAACGCGGGTGGTAGCATATGGGAACTTGAACGATATGCGCAGAATCACGACATTAAAGGCGGATACAAACTTGTGGATCAGTTCTATGAAGTCTTGCGATTAGAGAGCTTTTATCGTTTCGAGAGCTTCATCTACTTTATGGAGCGCAAAAGAAATTGGAGTAAACGGTTTTATTATCCACGCCGCAAGACACTGAATATAGTCGCTCAAGATCTTGAAGATTTGGAAAACCGGAAGATTAAATTTTACGGATTGTCAATGCCATCGCGTGTCGGTAAATCGACTATCTGTATTTTCTTTCTTGCGTGGGTAGCTTTGCGCAGACCAAACAGCCATAGTGCAATGGGCGGTCACTCCGGTATTTTGGCAAAAGGATTTTACAAAGAACTGATGAATCTTTTTACCACGGAAGAATATACGTTTGCTGAACTTTTTGCTTATTGGCATCTGGAATACGCAAACGCATCAATTCCGACAGACAAGAGCGCGGACGAATTTACGATCACGCTTGGAGATCCGGACAGATTCGCAACCGTAACGTGCCGCGGTATTGACGGAACATGGACAGGAGCGGTCGATGTTTCAAAAGACGGATATTTATATGTCGATGACTTGGTTCGTGATCGAGAGCATTCATTAAGCCCTACTCGAATGGAAAACACATACCAAGAGTACCTAAACAAGATGGTTGACCGTAAAAATGATGGTGCAAGGGAATTGATGGTTGGTACCCTTTGGAATGTTTTAGATCCATTGGAGCGCATGAGAAAGCAATATGAGCATGATCCACAATACCGATTCCGTAAGATTCCGGCACTTAATGAAAATGACGAAAGCAATTTCGCATATGAAATAAACGGATTTTCCACGGAATACTATCGGGATATGCGAGATAAGCTTGATAATGCCGAATGGATGGCTAAGTTTATGCAACAACCATATGTCCGCGAGGGATTACTTTATACCGATTTAAGATTATTTAACGGAATACTTCCGGATGGAGATTTTCGGCGCATCGGAGTTGTGGATGTCGCCTGGGGCGGCGGCGATAGCTTGTCAATGCCGATAGGGGCAGAATATGAAAACGGTGATGTCTATATTTACGATTGGGTATTCAACAAAGGCACGAAAGAGGTAACAATCCCTCTTGTTGTTGGACGAATTATCGGGAATGAGATTCGGCAGACAAGATTTGAGGGAAATACCGGAGGAGATCTGTATTGCCAATATGTAGATGAAAAGTTGCAGGAACAGGACTATAAATGCTCATGCACAAGTAGAAAAGCACCAAATAAGGTTGAAAAGTTATCGAAGATCATAGCATATTCCGGGGATGTTAAGAGAAAATTCATATTTCTTGATACGCACCGACCGACGCAGGAACAAATGAAGAAAGATTCAGATCTTGGAGTAACAAGATATTACAGAAATGACGAATATCAAGCGGCGATGGATGAACTTTCTATGTTTGTAAGTATTGGCGGTAATGAACACGACGATGCCGCAGACGGTTTAACCCAGCTTGAAATGTTTATAGAGAACCCAAACAATACCGCAAAGGTAGAAGCGGCAGTAAACCCATTTAGGAGGTATTAGGATATGACAACAGACAAATATCTTTCACAGATAAGTAGAATCGACCATGCGATTGCAAATAAGCTGGAAGAAATCAAAAGGCTATCCGATATGGCAACATCTATATCCATATCCCCGAAAGAGGTGGATGTGCAATCATCCGGCAACCTCGACAAAATGGGGAGCGCGGTATCAAAGATTGTTGATCTGCAGAATGAAATCCAGACGCTTGTAGATGAATTGGTTGATAAAAGACGGATTATCATATCGCAAATTGACAGTATGGATAATACAGATGTATATATCGTGCTTTCATCGCATTATGTCAATGGGAAAGATTGGAACTTGATTTCCGTTGAGATGAAATATTCCTACAGGAACATTATGAAACTTAGAAAAAGAGCATTGCAGGAGTTTGAAAGACGTTATGGACAGCTTTACTCTGAAAAGAGTGCATAAAAGTACACAATAGTTCACACTCTTTCACAACATTTCCTAAAACTTGCATGGTATACTAAAAGAGTAGAAAAAACAAAATCCTACAACCCCAAAAGCATATAACCCGTAAAAAGCACTGTCAGAAATGGCGGTGTTTTTTATTTACAAGAAAGAGGTTGCTATGAAAAAAGTAACTATATATTGCCCGGATTGTGGAAGAATTGCCGGACATTATGATGGGAGATCTACGATAGATCATCCGTGTAAATGTAAAAAATGCAATCATATTGTGATTTATCGCGTGGCAACAGGCAAAATTGAAACAAAGCCAATACCAAAACGCGCTTGCAGTAGTGGAGTTTTATTTATATGAATACACAGTATTTTCATGACCTTGTAAAAGGCAGATATGGAAGAAAAATTGCATATGCTAACGTAGAACAGATTACGGCAGACAATATCGTAAATGTTATCGGAAACTGCATTGGTGCATTTTATTTCAACAAGACGGTCATTCGGTATCTGTGGAACTACTACAAGGGCGATCAGCCTGTATTGTACCGAACAAAGGTACAGAATGCGGATATAACCAATAAGGTATCTGAAAACCATGCCTATGAGATTGTTCAATTCAAGGTTGGTCAGACTTACGGTGAGCCAATTCAGCTTATCAGTAGGAAAGACGATGACCGTATAAACAATGCGGTTGATGAATTTAACGATTATCTGACCGATGCTAATAAGCAAGAAAAGGACATTAAGGCAGGAGAGTGGCAATCAGCAACCGGAACTTCATTTAAAGCGGTACAGATTACAAATGGAGATATACCATTTAGAATTGTCGCACCAACACCAATGAATACATTTGTTATTTATAACCAATCCACAGAAGAACCACTTTTAGCAATCCAAGAGCTTAAGGATGCCGATGGACAGATGTATAAACTCTGCTACACGGACTCTCACGAGTGCAAAATAGTGAACGGAGAGGTTCGAGATTGGAAACTGCATGGCTTTGGCGGAATCCCGATTGTTGAGTTTCCGAACAACCATGAGCGCATTTCTGATATTGAGCTTGTAATCGGACTATTGGATGCAATCAATACAATGCAGTCAAACCGAATGGATGGCGTTGAGCAGTTTGTTCAGTTTTGGATAAAGTTTGTAAATTGCGACATTGACCCGGAAACCTTTGAAAAAATGAAGATTTCCCATGCGCTGACCGTAAAATCCAACAATGAGCAGAATAAATCAGATGTTGACATTATGACACAAGAGCTGAACCAGACAGAGTGCCAGGTTGCAAAGGATGATTTGTGGGATAATGCACAGTCCATTCTTGCCATACCAAATAAGAACAACAATAATTCCGGTGGAGATACACAGGGGGCCGTTGAGCTTAGAAACGGATGGGACTTCTCAAAGTCGAGAGCCAAACTGAAAGACCCAATTGCAAAGTCGGCTGAAAAAAGACTTGCGAAAGTTGTTTTGAATGTAATTCGTATACAGGATCACGATTTGGGATTGAGTTTGCGCGACTTTGATGTTCAGATTAACCATAGCCCGCAAGACAATATGTACACAAAGTCACAGACATTATATCAACTTTTACAAGCTGGTATTCATCCACTTGTAGCAATTAAGTCTGTTGGGTTATGGGGAGATGCAGAAAAGACATTCCTGTTGTCAAAACCATACTTGGATAATCTATGGAAAACCATTGATGATGTAGAAGCACAGGAACAGAAAGCACAAGAATTGATAAATAAAATGAATACAGATGGCACACAGAGCCAGACAAACAAAGATAAAACAGTCACCGAGTAACCGGCGGCTGTTTTTATTTTATAAAAATTCGCAAAGTTGTGAGCGTAAAAATCAACAATGTCGTTCGGTGTCGTTGCACCGTATAAAAATTCGTATGACATATCGGAGGTAATGGATGAAAAGAGAAGATCTGATTGCTATGGGATTAAGCGAGGAAAACGCGGACAAGATCATGGCAGATTACGGAAGTTCCGTACAGAAAGCCAAAGCAAAGGTTGACGAGTACAAGACAAAGGCTGACAAAGCTGAAGAGTTGCAGAAGCAGCTCGATGATATCGAACAGGGAAAGCTCACGGAAGTCGAGCAGGCAAATAAGAACCTCGAAAAAGCCAATGCGAGAATCGCGGAACTTGAAAAAGCGCAGGCAATAGCCACGCAGAGAGCCAATGCCGCATCTAAATTTAATGTTACCGCAGAACAGGCAGCGCAGATTGTAAAAGACGATGGCAGTTTTGATTATGACGTTCTTGGAAAGATTATCTCTGAAAAAGAGACAGCCGCAGCACAAGCCAAGGAGCAGGAGATTGCAAAAGGCAGTACGAATCCGGGAGGTGGCACGGCTGGCGGCGATAAAGCCGGTACAGATAATAAGACAAATGCTGAAAAGATAGCAGAAAGCCTTATATCTAACGCACCTAAGAACAATGACGTTTTATCACATTACATTCAGCAATAACAGGAGGTAAGAAATGGCAAAGGAAATGAATATGCAGTATGAAAAGACTTTATACGCAGGAGATGTTCAGATTTTAAAGAGAGAGCCTAATGAAGCAATCCCATTAACACTTGATTTTGATGGCGTGACAACTAAAAACGCACAGGGCAAGAAGATTGTCAAAGCAGGTACTCCAATCGGAGCAAATGGCAAGGCTGACAATACGGCTACGGTAGTGGGTATTTTGAGATTTGATGTAACAGAGGACAGGCCACAAGGAGTGCTGCTTAAGAAAGCATATCTTAACACGAAAGTAGCAGAAGCGCATTCCGGCGTTACATATGACGCAGAAGTTAAGACAGCTCTTCCAATGATTGTATTTGAATAATAACAGGAGGTAAATAGATGTTAATTAATGAAGTATTAGACAGTAAGTCTATCGCATTATCGGCAACAGAAAACGCTAGTAATCAGATACCTTATCTTGGTTTACAGTGGTTTCCAGAAAGAAAGAAGCAGGGACTTGATTTAAGTTGGATTAAGACACACAAGGGTTTGCCGGTTTCACTTGCGCCATCTAATTTTGACACAATCCCAACTCTTAGAGCTAGAGGCGGATTAAGTAAGGAAAAAACACAGATGGCATTTTTCCGCGAGGGAATGACAGTTGGTGAAGAGGAAATGCTTGAAATCGAGCGTATTCAATCAGAAGACGACCCTTACCTTGCAAGTGCTTTATCAAGCGTATATGACGATACTAACAACCTTGTAAGCGGTGCAGAAGTTGTACCGGAGCGTATGAGAATGTCACTTCTTTCTACAAATGCAGGTCATCCGGTAATTGCTATTGTAAGTGATGGCGTTCAGTACGCTTATGATTACGATAAGGATGGCTCATACGCAAAAGACCATTACGCAAAGTTATCCGGCACAAGCATGTGGAGCGATACAGCTAATTCAAAGCCACTTACAGACCTTAACAATGCAAGAAAGAAGTTACAGAAGCAGGGTAAGATTGCTAGATACGCACTTATGAACAGCAATACATTCCAATATCTGCTTGACAATGCACAAATAAGAAACTCAATTCTTGCACAGAACCTTACAGCAACTATTGAGGTTGACGATGATACTGTTATTTCGGTGGTACAGAAGAGGGCGAAGCTCACTATCGTACTTTACGATAAGATGTACATTGATGATGATGGCAAAGAACAGTACTTCTACCCGGATAACAAGGTTACACTTCTTCCAGAAGGCAGCCTTGGCAGCACTTGGTTTGGCACTACACCGGAAGAAAGAACTGCAAGACAGGTAGCTGATGTTGATGTAACAACATATGGTGTAGGTATTACAGTCGCTACAAAGACAGAGTATGGACCACCTATGAAGATGTCAACATTCGCATCCGAGGTTGTACTTCCATCATACGAGAATATGGATAGCACATTCGTATATGAGGTTCATAGCGAAGAGTAGGGGGTGCAACTATGAAATATCCATATATAGTGATTCATAATGGTAAATGGTATAACGCAGGAGAAGAGGTGCCGGAGAATAATTCTCCGGCACCTTCCGTTGGGTATACAAAGACCGAAATCAACAGAATGAGTACCGCAGACTTGCAAAAACTTGCCGCAGAGCATGGAATTGAAAACGCACAAGCGACAAGTGGCGCGGAACTGAAAGAAATTCTGATTGCAAAGTTTAATCTGTAGGAGATCGCTTATGTCATACACACTTGTCGAACAAGTAAAAATTCGTTTAAAACAATTTCATATAGAAGAGGTAGAGGACGAAACAACCGGGGAGAAGTCCGATAAAGTTGTGTTTGATGAAAAAGAATGTAACCCTTTGATTGAACAGCTTTTAGAGCAGGCAAGAAAAGAGATTATCAGCAGACGGAACTATCCGGACACATACACGCAAGACCAGATTGACAGTGATGTTAAGAACTATGAAAACATTATGGTCAATTTGGCAGTGTACGACCGGTCGCAGGCAGGAGAAGCATACATGGCAAGTTTCTCAGAAAACGGTGTGAGCCGGACATGGAAAGACCGTGAAAGCCTTTTTGTCGGAGTGTTTCCGTTTGTAAAAGCAATGTAATTAAAGAAGATTGAGCGTGACCATTATGGTTGCAGGCGGCGCACATTAAGCGGTGGTGGGCAGTGCGTCAAAAGGAGATTCAAATGAAAAGTATTTTGATTCAAACTTATCTTGTGGCACTTCCGATAGTGCTCGGATATATAGTTTGGCTTCTTAAACAACAAAAGAAAAGCAGGGATGCGAATAGTAAAGGAACAATGCTCCTTTTGCGCGTCCAGCTTATTGAATACCATGCAAAGTACACCAGAATCGGAGAAATACCGTCATATGCCTATCAGAACTTCTGTGAGATGTATGATGCGTACCATGCGTTAGGTGGAAACGGAATGGTTACGAAAATGAAACATGAGATTGAAGAGATTCATATAGGGAAAGGAGATAAAAGCCATGAGGAATTGGAAGGATTGGACTAAGAAAGCCGGAATCCGAGCAATCAAGACTGTTGCGCAGGCGGCTATTGCAGGAATTGGAACGGCGGCATTTATGGGCGCGGTAGATTGGAAATATGTTCTTTCCGCATCAGTCCTTGCCGGAGTGTTATCGCTTCTGACAAGTGTTGCCGGAATCCCGGAGGAAAACACCAATGCTTGACATTAACAAGCAGGAAATGAAATATTCGCAATCCGGTCAGAGGGTATTCATCCCACAAACTGACGAAAATGGAGATATTGTCTATGAAGGGTACAAGGATTCCGATGGGAACTTTGTACCTTATTTAGATTCCGAAGGAAACAAGATTCCAAAAGGCGAGGAAGTTGAAGGGTTTTCAGAACCTACGACATTCAAAGCCAATATCAGCAATAAGTTGTCAGAAGCCCTTGTGAAAGAATTTGGAATTGATGATAGTACATCATACTGTCAGCTTGTCACGGATAAAGGATATTTGCCACTGAAAGCCGGTGATGTGGTGTGGAAACGTTCGGAAGTAAAACGCACTGATGATGGACTTGTGGATTCAGAAACCGCAGACTACATCGTAAAAGGCGTTGCTGATGAAGGACTGACCACGGATTTGTTTCTTCTTCGCAAGAATATTAAGTAGGTGATTGTATGAAAAAGAAACCTATTTCAATGACACTATCCACTAAGTCCATACAAGACGCTATAAAGAAATTAGAACAGTACCGCGATAGTCTACAGGCTAAATGCGATTTACTTGTTTCTAGGCTTGCACAGGAAGGTCAGACGGTGGCAATAAAACAAATATCGAAATCTACAATCGGAAACACGATAACGGTAAGGGTAGATAAAGCACCACAGTTAATGACCTCGAATGCGATTCTGATTGCAACCGGAAAAACGGTAACGTCAGAAGATAGAGAACCGTTCTATACTTTGTTGGCGGTAGAGTTTGGAGCCGGTATTTTTTATAACTCCAAAGAGAACCCAAAAGCACCGGAACTTGGATTCGGTGTCGGCACATATCCGGGGCAAATACACGCTTTTGAAGATGGTTGGTACTATTGGGACGATAAGACCGAAACATGGCGTTATACCCACGGTATCAAAGCCACAATGCCTATGTACAATGCGGAACAACAGATTATTCAACAGTATGTAAAGATTGCAAGGGAGGTATTCGGTGGAAAATGAGTTAAACAGTTGGGCGCTTGATTTTGAAGATACCTTATGTTCCCTTTTAAAATCGTACATGGAGAGCAAGGTAAGAGGAATTAAAGTGACGCAAGATGAAGAATCGAGCGGAACCGCAACATTCCCTACGCTTTTAGTGACACAGATCGGAGGCACAGAAGCCGGACGGACTAACGAAGCAAAGACAATCAACGCAATTCGCCCAACATTTCAAATCACAATTACAAACAAAGGTTCAAGAAAAGCAACTAAGGACATCGCAGCATATGCGGTGTCTTTTTTTAAACAACAAATGTTTGAGGTATCAAATATAGTTTCAACAATTTCCAAGCAAGTGCGAACGGTTACATTCCGCGCAACTCGCGTAATTGGAAACGTTGAGCATTTAGATCAGCTATAAGCAGAAAGGAAGTAGAAAATATGGCATCAACAAGTTATAAAACGCGTGTCATTGTAAAAGAGCACACGGAAAAACAGGCCGACTTTGCAGGAACATACAATCTTTTGGTCGCAGCTAAGTCAGTTCCAAGTCCTGCATCACCACCAAACACTGTTGAATCAACCACAATGGAGGACGATCAACAGACATTCGAGAAAGGCATTAAGACTTCGGATTCAAGAGAAATCACAGGAAACCTTGAAAAAGAATATCTTTCAAAGGTGGATGGATATGGAGATAAAAAACTTGATATTATCCATCTGTACGGAACGGACGGTATTGGCGGCGTTGCAAAATATGCATATGTCGGAACTGCAACAGCCACACCTAACGATGTAGGTGGAAACGATGAAATCCTTGAAATGACGGTAACGGTTATTCCAAGTACAGCATCAGAGCTTGTTACAGATAAGCTGACTGTCGTTGATAACAACGATGGTACATTTACCGTAACAGTGGTGGGGTAAAAAGCCTATCGGACGAGCAATCGACCGCACCGGTAGGCGAGGATGATCGGTCGATAGCAGAACTTGAAGCAATAAGATAAGCAACAATGGGGCGGTGGCAACACTGCCCCTTGCCAATATAGGGCAGAAAGGCAAGGTAAAGTATGAAAGTAAATTTAGGAAATAGCGAATATTCAATCAAATTTGGTTTTAAGCCAACATTAAAGTCACATCTTATCAAAGATGTATCAGAGTCGGTAAGCGGGCAGGACGGAAGTTTAGAATCCGTAGAGAAACTGTTACTTGAAACACTTCCTAAGATGCTTCTTGTAGGAATGCAAGTAAACCATAAGGACGAGTTTGGATATGACTACGATACAAACGAGAAATACGATGAGCAGTTTAATAAGGTGCTTGATCTGCTTTCTGAAAAAATTGACGATGGTGAGATTGACTGTATTGAGTTGTTCAACGAATTAGAGAATGAGTTGGAGTCAAACAGTTTTTTAGCGAAAATGATGGAGACGGAGAAGAAGAATCGAACACCGGCAAAGAAAGCTCCATCCAAGACAGCCAACAAGAACTAACATGGGAATATTACGTTGCGGAAATCCGTCCGTTTTACCTTATGGTAACGAAAGGCTACGGATTTTCCGTTGATGATATAGATATGATGAATCCAGAGTTGCTTAAGCCTTATGTGGATGCATATAAGGCAGAATGGAAGCAACGCGATATGGAAATGTATATGTGGTTCGGCAGATATGCAACGTCAGCACTTGTGACCGCAATAGACGCGACATTCGGCAAGGGTAATAGTAAGTATGTGAAAGAAACTTGCTATGATTCCATCGAAAAGCATAATACGGACGATCCCGATGCAGAGATACGAGAAATGCTTAAGGCAGAAGAAGCATGGGCGGCTAAATCAAGAGAATCACATTTACCAAAGCCAAAGATAGTTTAAGAAAAGAGGTATTGCCATGGCAGTAATTATCGGAAGTGCGCGGCATGATGAACACGGCAACTGCTATTCTGGTGGAAAAGCCGGAGACCAGACCGGACAGGAAGTGTCTACGCAGAAGTTTTACAACCATTCTAAGGGATGGAATGTGTTAAGAGCAAAGGATAATAAGGTTGCGGAGAAGTTAGCTGAAGCTATGAAGATTGCGTGTGGCAACAAAAACATCGGCTATGACCAATCGGAACGCTACGGAGTCATTAAACATGGCATTAGCGCAAAGGTTAAGACGGAATGCGATTGTTCTTCTCTTGTACGCGCTTGTATTATCCATGCATTCGGGAAGGATGTAGGAGATTTCAATACTGCAAACGAAAGAATCATTCTTTTGAAATCCGGCTTGTTTACCGATGCTGGTTCTTACCGAATCGGAGAACTGCTTTACAACGGGGACATTCTTGTGACGCGTACAAAAGGTCACACTGCAATCGTTGTAAGTGGAGCAAAGAAAAATGCAAGCAAGTATTATTCGATGTATACCGGAAAATCTGGATCAATCGTTGAAGCATTAAAAGCGGTTGGGGAAGATGATGTGTCAAAAGAACATCGCGCGGAAATCGCAAAAAAGAACGGATTTTCCAATTTTAAGTTTACATCAGAGGAAAATTCAAAAATGATTTCTCTTCTGAAAAAGGGAAAACTGAAAAAGTAATTCAAGGGCGGTAGGGGTCAAATCCTACCGCCTTTTTCTAAAACTAAATAAAGGAGGTGTAACTGTTGGAATTAGAAACCTTAGAGGTCAAGATTCAAGCACAGGCAAGACAGGCTAATGGCCAAATTGATGCGCTGATAACAAGGCTAGGGAAGCTATCTTCATCCTTGCAAAGCATAGATTCTAGCGGAATTAACCGGTTATCAACCGGAGTAAACCGATTGTCAAACTCAATGAGTGTCATGCGGAGTGTTGATTCAAGGTCATTCTCGACTCTTGCAAGAAACATTAAAACGCTTAGTAGCATTGACACAGGAAAGATCAATGCGGCAGCCGGAGCAATGCGACAGATTTCAAAGTCTGTAAGCTCATTTTCCGGTATGTCGAAATCGGTGCAAGGTTTGTCGGAATTAGCTGGAGGAATCAAACAGCTTGGTTATACAAGCTCTACAAAAGCTATCGAGAACATACCGAAACTTGCGGTTGCAATGCGACAGCTCATGTCGGAATTGTCAAAAGCACCTATGGTAAGTCAAAATCTTATCAACATGACAAATGCACTTGCAAAGTTAGCAAGAACAGGTGGAGCGGCAGGAACAGCGGCAAAAAGCATCACAAGCTCATTTAGCGGATTTAGTTCCGGTGCTTCTGCGGTTACCAAGAAGTCTTTCTCTCTTGCGTCTGCAATCGGAAAAGTGTATGCAACGTATTGGACTCTATTCCGAGGATTTAGGCTACTTGGAGATGCTATTGATATATCATCCTCACTGACAGAGGTTGAGAACGTTGTAAGGCAGACATTCGGGCAGTATGAAAGCCTAATTAACAATTTCGCAAAAACATCAATTGAAAAATTTGGTATGTCAGAATTGTCTGCGAAACAGTTTGCAAGCCGTTTCCAAGCAATGGGAACTGCACTCGATATTCCGCAGGGGCAGATGGCGAAAATGTCTATCCGGTTGACAGAATTAGCCGGAGATATGGCTTCATTCTATGATGTGAGCCAAGAAGATATTGCCAAGAGTCTGCAATCTGTATTTTCCGGTACTACGGCACCTATGCGGCGTTATGGTATCGACTTGACACAGGCAACATTAAAGGAATGGGCATTAAAACAAGGACTTGATGCAAACATTTCCTCAATGACGCAGGCTCAAAAAGCCATGTTGCGTTATCAGTATGTGCTTGCGCATACAACCAATATTACCGGGGACTTTGCCAGAACAGCCGATAAACGAAACTTTTGTTTCATGTGTCGCGCGGCATAGCAATATGTCGATGAAAATCGGGTAAAATCGGTGAAAGCTAAGTTGACTTAGCGCGAACATTTTTGTATAATATGTTTGAGGTGATTTAATGCGAACATATTATATCTACAAAGCAACAAATAAAATAAACGGAAAATCTTATGTCGGTCAAACTTGTGACTTCCATAGCAGAGTGTGGCAACATCAAAGGTGTTACGAAAAAGAAGATTGCGACTTTCATAGAGCAATTAAAGAATTCGGGTTTGACAACTTCTCATGGGAAATCATCGAAACGTGTGAAAGCGAAGATAGAGCCTGTGAGTTGGAAAAGTATTACATTGAAAAATTTAACACCTATCGAGATGGCTATAATATGACCAAAGGTGGGAAAGGCGCGCCGTATCATAACGCCAGGGCGGTTGTTTTGCTGACACTTGACGGACGGTACATTAAGCGTTATGATAGTGCAATGGATGCAGAAATTGACGGATTTAATAATACGGATGTTCTGCTTAATTGTAAAGGAAAAAGGCGGCAGACAAAGGGCTATATGTTCATGTTTGAGGATGAGTATGAATCAAACGGAGCGAAAACCTATAGAAAGCCGGAACCTAACGGAATGAGAAGCATTATTCAATGTGATATGGAAGGAAATTTTATACAGAAATTTAAAAGTTTGCAGGAGGCGGCTAGGATTACCGGAGCAAATAGAACAACTATTTCCGGTGTGCTTTCAAATACCTATAAGTCGGCAAATGGATATATTTTTGTATACGAAGAAGATTTTCCAATAAAAGATTTGAGCATCTATAAAAAGCGCAAAAAAGGAAGAAAAATTGCGCAAGTGGATGCGAAAACCAGAGAGATTATAAGAGTGTTCGATAGAATATCCGAAGCAGGGGAATCTCTTGGAGTTAATTACAAAGCAATACATAATGTAATTGACCAAGAGGGGCGAACTGCTTATGGTTATAAGTGGATAAGTCAATAAGCTAATACCGAGATAAGGCTATAAAATAAAAGTTATAGCACATTGTAGAGCGTAGGGATTGAACCTATGCTCTTTTCTTATGGAAAGAGTGTAGAATATAATATCCCCAAGAGTATCCGACAGCCACAATGCTGTGGTTGAAAATGTACGCCGAACTTATGGGAAACCATAAGAAGTAGAGGATAAAAAGCCTTTACGATAACATATTGACATGGCATAACCAGATAACCATGCTTAAAGAGAATTTCAAAGCACTTGGAGCGGTTGTTGGTGGTGGTTTAATCAATGCATTTAAGCCATTTATCAAGGTACTTAATGCAGTTCTGCAAAAGGTTATTTCCTTCGCAGAGATGGTAACAAATGCTTTAGGTTCTATCTTCGGATGGAAGTATGAAGCAAGCAAAGGGGCAGGAATCAGCGGTCTTGCTGATGATATTGGAAGCGCATCTGACGGCATGGACGATTTAAGTAATGCCGCAGGAAGCGCAGGGAAAAACACGGGTGGTATCGCAAAAAATGCCAAGAAAGCAAAAAAAGAAATCCAACAGGCAACGCGTGCATTTGATGAATTAAAGGTTATTTCAAAGCAGAGTAAAGATAACACTTCCGGTTCTGGAAGTGGTGGGAGCGGTGGAAGTGGTGGCGGTTCTGGTTCCGGTGGTTCTGGTGGTGGAGATACCGGAAAGTTGGTTCAGACCGACACGATTTTTAAGAAATTCAAAAGCGACATCAAAGACCTTGAAGGACTTGGAAAAGCGATTTCCGGTGCTCTTATCAATGCAATGCGAGGCATCAAGTGGGATGAGGTATACGCCAAAGCGTCCGGCTTTGGTAGTGGACTTGCAAAATTCCTTAATGGACTATTTGAGGGTCAGAAAGGTACAACGCTTTTCGGAGAAACCGGAAAGCTGATAGCTAATTCATTAAATACAGTTCTTCACGGATTGGATTCATTTGGCACGACGTTTAATTGGAAACAATTTGGAAATTCAATCGCAGACGGAATCAACAAGTTTTTCCAAAACTTTGACTTTGCATTATTGGCTCAAACGCTTAACACATGGGCGCAAGGGGCATTTGATGCGGTCACTACGGCATTAAGTAAAATTTCCTGGAAGGATGTATGGAACGGAGCAAAGGAGTTTTTAAGCAACCTAGATGTAAAAACAGTTGGAATCATAATCGGTGCGCTGACAATCAAAAAAATTCTTGGATTGCATCTTGCAAAAACCGCACTTGTGGTAATTGGAACTTCCATTTCAAAAGCGATCGCTAGTTCGATTGCATCAAAGCTTGGTGTTGAAATAGCCGCAAATCAAGGAATTGGTTCGGTATTGTCTACTGCATTATCCGGAAAAATAACGACGGCATTTGCGACGGTTGGAACAACCATTTCGGCAGGATTTAAGGCTTTGTTTGGAAGCAAAGCGGCAGAAGGTGCGCTTGCATTTATAAGCCCTGTTGCAAAAGCAATAACCGGAATAGGTTCCGTTGCGATTGGCGCATTTACTGCAATATCAAACTTTGTGACCATGCTAAAGAACGGATTCAGTTGGCTTAATGAAGCACTTATGCTTGTCGGAGTTACGATTACGGCAGTCGGAGCGGTTATTTTAGGGGTAGCGGCAGCACCTGCAGCGATTACCGCAGGAATAGTAGCCGGTGTTGCAACGGCGGCTGTAGTAGTCAAGGATCATTGGAAAGAAATAAAAGGAATTTTCTCAAAAGCAGGAGATTGGTTTAATACTAATGTGATTAAGCCAATAAGCGGTTTTTTTAAGGGATTATGGGAATCTGTTTCCGGTTTTTTCTCTTCTTTATGGAAAGATATATCCGGTGTATGGAAAACAGTTTCTGGATGGTTCAATACTAATGTTATAACTCCTATTGTTTCATTTTTCCAAGGATTTTCGAAAAGAGTTGGTCAAATCTTTGAAGGATTGTGGATCATTGTCAAGGCTGTATGGATTGTTGTTTCTGATTGGTTTAAATCAAAGGTAATAGAGCCAATAAAGAAGAATTTTGAATTATTGAAATCGGCAGTATCAACTGCATTCAAGGTTCTATGGACAACTGTAAAATCGGTATGGGCGGTGGTTTCCGGTTGGTTTAAGGAGCATGTTACAACACCTATCAAGAATGCTTTTAGCTCAGCAAAAGAATCTATTCAGAAAGCTTTTAGCGCGGCAAAGACAGCGGTAACCGGGGCGTGGAATAGTGTTTCTAGTTGGTTTAAAGAACATGTAACCACCCCGATAAAAAATGCTTTCTCGAAGATGAAAGAAAGTGTAGCTGAAATATTCAGCAAATTATGGAATAGCGTGAAAAGTGGTGTTGCCGGGGCAATGAACACCGTAATTTCAAGAATTGAAACAGCAATAAATTCATTGATCGGTGGAGTGAATACCGTTTTGAGAGGGTTCAACAGTGTTGTTTCTGCGGCGGCTAAAGTAGCAAAGGTAAAGTGGAGCGGAGTCGATCTTGTGCCGAAAGTGAGCCTACCTAAAGTAAAGGCTTATGCAACGGGCGGTTTCATGGATAAATATAGCATAGCAACGGTTGGAGAAAACGGGCTTCCGGAACTTATGGGAACGGTCGGAGGTAAGCCGGCGGTCGCAGGAAGCCAAGAAATTACTGGAATCAAAGATGCTATCAATTCAACATCTGCGCAAGAGGTTTCCTTATTGCGACAGCAAAATCAGTTATTGCAAGCTATTTTACAGAAAAATTTCGGAATTACTACAAGCGACATAGGAAAAGCTGCAAGGGATTATGGTAGAGAACATTACAATCGAACCGGAGACAATGTATATGTTTTTTAGTGACTTCTATAATAGAACGTGATATAATTCTAAATAAATCATATCACAAGAAAGGAGTCATTATGAGAAGCACAAAAAAATTATTAGTAGCGATGGGGTTGGCATTTGCCGTTTTGATTTCGGCTATGCCAATCCAAAATGCAGATGGGAAACAGATTGTTGCACAGGCGGCAACTATCAAATTAAGCAGAAAGACTCTTAATTTAAAAATTGGAGAATCCGCAACATTAAAGATAAGCGGAATGAGGAAAACTGCTAAATGGAGTAGTGGCAATAAATATGTTGCTTCTGTAAATAAGTCTGGAAAGGTTCTGGCGGTTGGAGAAGGAACGACGTACGTAAAAGCAAAAATTGCAAAGAAAACGCTTTCTTGCAAAGTTACCGTCACTTCTTCCTTTAATGCGAACAAGGTAAAGAAAAACATCTCAATTGAATACCAAGATAGTGGTCATGGAGTTGTTGCTATCTTGAAAAACAACAACAAGGTAAATGTTGATCTGGACGCAAAACTTGTATACTACAAAAACGGTAAAATGCTGGATAGCAAAAGCGATTGTAACAGAGCTTTTGAATCCGGTAAGGAATGTGTTCTTTATTTTGACGCACCGAGCGATTCTGATTATAACGATGTTTCTTATGATAACTATAAAATGTCGTTGAGTGTTGATGAAGCAACAAATGCTGTTTGTGATGTTCGCAATATAATGGTTCAATCGGACATTGGAGCAGATAATGTTACGGTTGAAGCTACAAACGATTCCGGAAAAGATTTTTCATTTGTGAAAATTTCTTGCGTAATGTATGATGCATCTGGCAACTTGATCAAATATGATTATCATTATGCAGAATGTGAAAAGAATGGAGATACAGATTATTTTTCATTTAGTTTTCCGTACGATTCAAATTACGATACGATCTATCCGAGCAGTTATAAGATATATGTTGATGAAGCATATACATATACTTGGTTACAGTAAAAATTGAAAGATAAATGATACTTAAGCCGTGGAAACACGGCTTATTTTAATTCAAAAGTGGATTGACACAAAATCAAAAATAGTCTATCCTTATTACTAAGGAAACAACTTTATCCGTGAAGATGCGGATTACTTACTCGAACGCCATACTGTACGAAAGAGGAAACCAATGTGATTTCACAAGAGGTTTCCTCTTTTTTATTCAGATAAAAATGTATGGAGGTAGACACGAATGAAAAAATCACAACTTATGCTTAAGATTCAAAACAGCATTAAGGTATTTGAGAATCCAATATTCGGACAGATTAGAATGTCCATGGTCGATGATGAACCGATGTTTTGCCTTGTTGATGTTTGCAGGGCATTGGAAATTAAAAATGCTACAGACGTAGCAAAAAGGCTTGATGAAGATGAACTGACTAGATTAAATCTAGGCGGTCGTGCAGGAGAATCAAATTTCATTACAGAGAGCGGCTTATATGCAGTTATCGTTCGGAGCGACAAGCCGAATGCCAGGAAGTTTCGCAAGTGGGTAACATCAGATGTTCTCCCTACAATCCGTAAAACAGGTGGGTATGTCAATAATGATGAATTATTTATTTCCACTTACCTGCCATATGCAGATGAAAACACTAAGCTGATATTTTCCCAGACATTAAAAACTGTTAGGGAGCAGAACGAAACCATTAAAAGACAGCAGAAAGAAATCATCCATAAGGAAGATGTTATTATCGGACTCGTTGATGATATTGACTTGGCAACCAAGAGACAGCGGATAACGCAGATTGTCCGTTTCGGTGCCGATGGAAAGTATCAAGAACGCTATTCGTTGCTTTATGGAGAATTTGAAAGGAAATATCACTGCAACCTTAAATCAAGGATGGAAGGGTGTACACTCAAACCAAAAGTAAGAAACAAGATGGATTATATCGACAGGGAAATGGGAATGATTCCGCAGTTGTACGAAATCGCTTGCAAACTTTTTGAAAACGATGTAGAAAAGCTGAAATCTGAATGGGAATCAGTAGTAGCTTAAAATTTAATCAAATGGATAGCATCTACCAAATGGTAGGTGCTATTTTTATACCCATTTTTAGGAGGTAAACGATGGGATATGGCGGATATTTAGTAAAGTTTGGCAATTATACCATTCCGAACAATTTAATAAAGCAGGACACGTTTAGTTCCTATGTAAATATGCAGGACAAAGACCCCTGGACGGATGAAAACGGATTTGAGCATCGTGATGCTGTGGAACTGAAAGCCCTAAAGGTTGAGTTTGAAACCAAAGCCATGCTGACCGAAAAGCAGTTTGATGATTTTTGGAAGAATATTGAAAAGAACTATACCAAGGCAAAGGAGCGCGGTGGCTATATCACGGCATACGTGCCGGAGAAACGCGGCTATGTGACGCAGTATGGATATATCGCTGACATTCAGCCTACGTTCTATTCTGTGGCACATGGGAAGATAAAATATGACCCAATCAAATTTTCGTTTGTAGGTGGTGTATATGATAAATAGTAGTTTGAAAGAAAAGTATTGGGATTCCGCGACAGATAAGCAGATGGTCATATCTGTTGTTGGAACGAATCAGAAAATAGATAATTCGATGCTTGAAATCGGCACGTTTGCGCTCGAAGAAAGCCTTTGTTCGGAATCTGAACTAAAGTTTGGAGCGTGCGAAGCGAATTGCGTAAAATTCACAGCACGAAACACCGCAGGAAACATTATTGGAAAAACAATTTCTATCGAAGAAACGATTGACGGAGATAGCCAAAATCCGATGCCATACGGAGTTTTTAAGGTGGCATCCGATGTTCCTACGGCTGACCGTACAAAGCGGCAGATTACGGCATATGACGCAATGTATGACATTATCAATACAGACGTAAAGGCTTGGTATGCAGGACTTAGCTTTCCAATGACATTAAAGAAGTTCCGGGATAGCTTCTTTACGCATCTTGGAATTGCTCAAGTTGAAACAAACCTTATCAATGATTCCATGACGGTCAATAAGACGATTGTAGCCACACAGACGGATGATTCTAGCGCAGTCACAGAAGAAAACGCTATCAGCGGAAAAACCGTTGTAACGGCAATCTGTGAGATTAACGGATGCTTTGGCAATATCAACCGAAATGGCAAGTTTGAGTATGTCTTTCTTAAAGCAATCATAAGTGCACTTTATCCGGCAGAAGATTTGTTTCCGTCTGACAATTTATTTCCGTCTGACGCAAATACAGAGTCCATGACCGGACACTACATCACGTTTGATTACGAGGACTTCCAGAGCAAGGCAATCACACAGCTTGAAATCAAGACAAGCGAAGATAATGCCGGTGCTATTGTTGGAACTGCAGGAAACAACTATTCGATTACAGGAAACTTTCTTGTATCAGATAAGACCGGAGCGGAGCTGGAGCAGATTGCAAATAACCTATTGCCAATCATGGCACAGGCGGCATACACACCAATCAAAAGTTGCACTTGTGTCGGCAATCCATGTTTGACACTTGGCGAACCAATCCGGTTCAATACCACAAGAGAGATTGTTGAAACGTACCTATTGCAACGCACGCTAACCGGAGTGCAAAGCAAGAGAGATTCAATCTCGGCACAGGGCACGCAGACACACTCTGTAAAGGTTAATTCTATCAGAGACACGATTGAAAGCGTGCAAAGACGTACCGGAAAGTTAGAGAGGAACGCAGACCATCTTCAATCCACATACGAGGATTTAGAGGAACAGACAAATACCAAGTTTGAGCAGACCGCAAAAAGCATTTCTGCAGAAGTCAATCGTGCACAAAAAGCGGAAGGGCAATTAGACGCATCATTGGAATTGAAGTTAGGCAGAGATGAGAACGACCAAGTTATTTCTATGATCAATGCCAGCGCAGACCAGATTATGCTTCGTGGGAACAGGCTCATAGTCGAAAGCAACAACTTCAGACTTGATGGTAACGGACGAGTGTCAATCATTGATTCGTTGAATTTTATTGCAACGTCGCAAGGCGATGACCTTGTAATTATTGGGCTCGATGCAAGAGGCAGACCAATGCTTCAAAACATACGCATCGATCTAAACTCTGTAACAGATCAAGATGGTGTAGCCATAGGTGACCATGCTAGCACTGCAGATCATGCAACAACAGCAGATTCAGCAACAACTGCAGAAAGTGCAAGGCAGTGTATAATGGCATCAACCGCGCATTATTTGCAAGGTATTGGACTATCCGATTATGTACGAATTTCAGACAACGGAAATTTAATTCCAAGCTCTAGTTCTGTGTACTGTGGAACTAACCCCAATCCATTTGCCGGAGGGTATTCTTCCGGTGGTTGGAAAACAACGTCTGACCGCAGAAAGAAAAAAGATTTTCGAAAACTGCTAGAGGACGATAGGTTCGAAAGATTTTTCGAGTTACTGCAACCTATGGAATATCGGCTCATAGAAAATGACGAAAAAATGCACATGGGATTTGTTGCACAGGATGTCGAACAGGCAATGACGGATTGTGACATATCTGAAAATGAGTTTTACGGACTGGAACATGCGGTATTCTCCGAAAAAGATTTTGAATCTAATGAGGAATGGAAAAATTTCTTAGAGCGGAATGGTGGAGCAAATGATATGTATACATTGTGCTATCAAGAGTTTATTGCGCTTAACACTGCCATGATACAGAAACTGCAGAACAGGTGTAACGATTTTGAACGCAGACTATCCGCGTTAGAAAGGAAGTGAGCAGATGGCATATCAGAAAATATATAGCCGCGAATATTGGGAGAATGTTCCAAGTGAAAAGACCGCAATTAATCAGTATAGGCTGAACAACATAGAGGGCGGCATTGATGCAATCGACGATCGTGTGTGCGCACTCGACACCACAAAAGTTGACTTGACCAAAGCTAACGAACTTGTAAAGGAAATCCTTTGGGATGAATCCAACGGAACGCTGACGGTCGTTAAGATGAACGGTTCACAGGCTATGATTGATACCAAGCTAGAAAAGTTGGCTGTGAATTTTAGCTATAACCCGCAGACACAGCAACTTGTGATAACGCTAGATGATGGTACAACGCAGAATGTTGATTTATCCACATTGATTACAGAATATGAGTTTTTGGACTCCGACACTATCGCTTTTGAACTTACATCTGACGGAAAAGTCAAGGCAATAGTGAAAGAGGGAAGTATCCAAGAAAAGCATCTGCGCCCGGATTATTTTGCAGATATTAAAGTGGAATCTGCCAAGGCGGTAGCATCTGCCAAAAGCGCAGGAGAGTCTGAAACCAACGCAGCAAAATCTGCCACAGATGCCAAGGACAGCGCAGATCGGGCACAGGGAATCGAAAGCGAGATTAACAAGAAACTTTCAATGGCAGAGTTTGATGTGAATGAGGATGGGGAGTTGATTTACACGGACAATTCTGCATATAACTTTGTCGTTGATAATGACGGAAATTTAAATTGGGAGGTGGCTTAAATGGCTATAGCAGGAAGAGTGGCAATTGTACCAAAGGATGACTATGACGCATCCTTGATTTACAAACGGTTGGATGCAGTAATGCATAACAACACGCTTTACATTGCGAAAAAGAATGTTCCGGCAGGGAAAGTACCTGGAGCAGATACAAAAGACTATTGGATGAGCGGACCATCTGCAGGATCAAGCGCACCAGCGACAACCACATCTAACGGTCTAATGTCCGCAACCGACAAAAAAGCAATTGAGGTTTTGAAAAAACCGCTGGCTACTTGCGCGACCGGTCGAGCTACGGCGGCTAAAGTTGCAACATTGGCAAACTTTGTATTACAAGTCGGTACGAGCATTGCGGTTAAATTTACGGATACGGTGGGCGCAGCAAATCCAACAACCGGGAACCTTACACTTAATGTAAATGGCACCGGGGCGAAAACTATAGGATATGTTCGAAACGGGAATAAGGCGGCTATTTCTTATGCAAGCGGAAATTTCTTCTATAATAATGCGACCCATATATTTACTTATGATGGTACATTTTGGTTGTGCATGGACTGGAATGCTGATAATAACACAACATATTCTAATTTTGTAAAATCAGGTGCTGGTGCGAAAGCCGGTCTAGTTCCTGCACCATCGACTACAGCAGGAACGAGTAAATATCTAAGAGAAGATGGAACATGGCAAACACCACCGGACACGAAAACAAGTGTAGTGAATAATCAGACAACCACGGTTGCCGGATATGCGTTGGACGCGCGGCAGGCTAACCCGAATATAGACGGCACGCTGGCGAAACAGTTAAGTGATTTAAACGGCAGTT